GGTTCCAGTTCATAAAGTGGGATCAAAGTGTTATCTGTTTCAGCTGCCCAGCATCCCCGCTCAGGCCACCATACAACAGTATAAATAACTGAATCCGCCCACTTTATTGTGTCATGTTCCCAGATCTCAGCTCCGTTCGCATCGGTAAACCCAGTGTCCATTTCTATGTCGAGCAAAACAGGTTTTTTTGTATTTTCATCGTATCCGGCAAACCCCATCAGCAGGCCGCTTTTTACACTGTGGTATATTTCGGCAATAGCATTGTGGTAAAACAAATCTTTGCCATTATCCCTTGAACGTCCGCGCAGTCTTATTTCCATACTAATCTCCACAATTAAAATTATCGGTTTCAAGCATCGTCTTCTACCTCTATCCTAGTTCCTAGTTTATGTCAGGCATATCAGTGCAGTTTCTATCAAGAGACTGGCAATGCAATCCCTTTCTTTTATTATTAAACTTAGGTTGATTCCATTTTGGAATGTTAATGAGGCGAATGGTAAACTCATTAGCACAATTCACCCCACTGGTGCGGGCGGTGTATTTGTTAGCGTATGGACCGCCAGTGATGTTCCATTTGGTATGTTGAACACGGATGTTGAACATCCATTCGATATTGTTCGCTTTACGAATGATGAGAATGCCTTTAACTTGTTGCATAAGGTTACTTGTTGTAAATTCTTAAGGTCCCGGTGGAAAGATTACCAATTTAAACCCTAATTCTCTTAACCTCTTCCCATACTTAATATAGTCAGAGGCGGTAAGGGAGTATCTTGCCCAACCTTTCCTATATGAAAAACGTTCCATAATGTAAGTCATTCTATCCCCCTAGGTGAGATGGGGGAAGGTGGATATTAGCGGTTGGGTTTTGCTAAACAATCCACCTTCCCACCAACGTTCCCTTACTTTAATGGGTAAGGTTAAACTTAAAACAACACATCATGCAACACATGAAGAAAGTTATTTGCAGTCATAACCTGTCCCAAGGAATGGACGTGAATCTGGGCAACAACACGTTCTACCACATCCGTGGTACCTTTGCCCAACACATCTTCCACAGCGGCTTCGATGGTGCGAAACTTTCCCTTTGAGTAATTGGGAGTGAGAAGGTTACACCACCTCCAATTCTTCCCAACGTGCTGAAGGGTGTAGATAGATATCTTGTCTGTGCGGAGGGAGTGTTCAAAACGAACAATGGTGGTTTCGGGTTTGGGGATAGGCAAACCAGATTTGCTTTCTCCCATAATCACATCACTTGTTTTGTTGATAATCATATCAACCTCCTACTTACCCACCTATATTTTAAAGGGCGGGCATTACTGTAATATCCCTTCTTATGAAGGGAATTCCTCTCATGAGGAAGTGAGAAGCTCTTTGCGCGTGACATGACAGTCATATGTACATTGGTTACGTGGGCGATTGTGTTCCCAACACCAGCCACAACCATGATGCCCAGGCACACCGACATTAGGACAAATAATCTTTGAATGTTCATGATTTGATAGGTTACGTCCAAACCATCCCAATTCTTTCAACGAAATATCAACACGTACTCTTTTTCCTGTTTTAATGTTATAGTATGCGTATTTATTCATTATCATCTCCCTGCCAACGTGGATTAGGTTTGCGAAAAATCTAACAATCTTGCTTACAATAAGACTAACTTAATATCACTAACAAGTACTGGGTGTTGTTTAGATAGTTTGGTAAGAGAGATGAACGGTCTTACTCTCCTCCCTTTATGATCAATGTAGATGTATTTGCTAACGAGTTTAGCAAGTTTGCGTTAGTGATGTTTGGTAAAATCGTTCATTTGCCCTTCCTTCGCTTGAGATAATGCGTTAAAATGACGTTAATGACACACATTTTTGTACAAAAAACTGTCATTATCGTCATTATAGTGCATCATGCGGGATAATGACATTAATGCGCTATAATGACACTTAAATGAAGGTGTTGTGCGCGATTATGAGAGTGTAATAGGGTAAATTTAGGGGTAAATATGGTGTTATTATCTATATATAAATTATAAATAAGATAATATATATCTAATATATATATTTATATATATAAATAATAACTAAATTACCCTATCTTACTTCCTCCCCAAAACACGCACACAATACCTTCACTTTGGCTGTCATTATCGTCATTATGACGCATTAATGTCATTAAAGCACATTATCTTATCAAAACCCACTCAAACCCACTCAAATTCGCGTGCCTATCTTGCCTCCAAGGAAATAGGATAAAATAAGTCTAGTGTAGCATATCCTACACCTTAACCATCCCATCCTTTTCAAATGCATCTTCATGCATCATATCCCATTCATTCTCCATAACTCTAAAATCGCATCCAATCCCAACCAACCAATACCCGCTAAAACAGTCATGATGTAGGTCCAGAAAAGTTTAACTAGTAACGCTATGAATCCTTTCATTTTATTCCCCTTTCAAAAGCGTTAACCAATCAGTTTGATTGTCGTAACAACATTCTTCGTTTTAACGTCCATATCCTATCGAAATTGCGCAATACGATATCAATATCGTACATTTTGCTAAAGCTTTAGCATTCACCATATCAAATATGTAATGTTAAAAAATAACCCTATGGGTTTCCCCATAGGGTTTAAGTGAGATGGTGCGCGTTATGGATTACGCATTCACCACCTTTACGTTTTCAGTATTTTGCTCCTGCTCCTGCTCCTGCTCCTGCTCGGCTTCCATGGTTGCAACCACTTTTTCAGTGACCTGTTCACTGAAATCCGTCCACGAATCCAGGTCGCTCCCGAACCTGGCAGCTAACTGCTCTACCAATTGATCGAATGGGAGAAAACGGAACAATTCCTTAAATCCTTTAACTTCTTGCTCCACCGCCTTGGTAAGCGCCTTGGCTTTCTGAAGAACCTTCTTACGCTCAGCCTTTTCCGGGTTTGCTGCGTATTCAGCATCTCGCCGGGCCTTCCTCCATGCGGCAAAACCGCCGTTAAAGAATGTCGGCCAGTAAGCACTTTCCTTTCCAAGCTTTCCATACAGATCAATGGTGGATCGACTGTATGGCGTACCCCCATCGGCTTTAAAGACGTTAGAATCCGCAATCATCTTCGCGGTCACGCCTGGAACCAATTCCCGAGCGACGGCTTTCGCCACAGCGAGGGTGGCGTCTCGCGCGCCGCGCCCAGCCTGGGCTTCGATATTGCAAAGATCGCGAATCTCTGCAATACGTTCTGCGGACGGCTTGTACTCGTCCGCCTCGCCCATTGAGGCCCCTGCCTTAATCACATACAGTTTACTCATGATACCCCTCCATACGCTTATCGCGTAATCCTGCTCTCTGGCACGCCGACCTACGGTCGCGCATATGTGTCAGTAGAGCCTACTTCACCCCCGCATACGCGGTATGTCACGCAAAGAACTTACATCGCCGTCATGAGACGATGAGAGAGTAGATTAACTACTCTATAGGGCCTTCCGCGTGGGCGGAAGACCCGAAGAACAGTCAATCGTTATTGCAGTCAGGTTTGCCGTAATGCCGGTTGCATTGGGCCCATTTAACCAATTCATAATACGGCCCTACGTTCGTCGGCACTGCGACGTATGTGCGATCACATCCACACATATAGCGGGTATGTTCATACCCGCCGGACGAATACCTGATGTGCCCAGGTAACCCCGGCCATTCGTGGATCTTTGAATGCCACGAATGCACATAGACCTCCGCCGGTATACCTTTCCGCCTTCGCATGTGCTTGCGTGCGGTCTTGCGCTGGCATGCTACATACGTCTGCCTATGGCATATGTAGCAGATATGGCATATGGTACAAAGTCCGTGTGCCTGGCCTTCACAGGGCAGCATAGACGCCTCCTTTCATATAGAATTGGCCACTTTATACGAAAAGATCCCCAAACCGTAGCTTGGGGACCCCTCGACCGAACGAAGACCTGATTAAGAAGGGATTACGACAAGAAGGGATTACGCCCCTAAAGAAGGGCCTTAAGACCTTTCAGAATACTTTCCTGCACTTCGGCGGTCTCAATTCTCCCGCCGAAAGCGTAATACCCCTCCTGGGCGCGCCTCACCGCGTGACGGACGGATTCCTTCCGTAACTGCTTCCGCGCCGTCTCCACAGCACGGAAAGCTACTGGCGGAAGGTTCTTCTCCTCCTCGAGCCTCCCTGAAATGATGGCCCATCCTTGGGCCATTAAAGCCTGTACCGCTTGCCGTTTCCACGCACGGCAAGCCGCGAAGTCCCACTGATGCGGGATTTCGGGGAGCCGCACCTTCGTGCGGCGCGTGATCGCTCGACGAGTGTGCTCGTCGGCGATGAACCCCTCTGTAAATCTTATTACCATTCTCTTTTTTCCTCCTTTTTCGCCTTGCTAAAACGTTAGCAAGGTTTTTCTGGCTGTAACAGCCATGTTCCTCGCCTCCAGGACGTGGACCTATGTACGCCATTCTACATGCATCTACCATGCCATTTCACATCTTGTACCTCACCCCGCCCACACCCCAACATGTTGTAGTCCGCATCCTTCCTCAGCTCAACTCACTGTAGCACAAACGCCTCACATTGTTGCATCTACGCCACACCCCTCTGCAACCCCTTGATTTTCCACCATTTTTCCTGTGTTTTTAACGCCACACCCCCCTAATACGCTCGCGTGTGCCTAAATGATTCGCGCGCCCGCCCACGCGCGAGGGGGGTGGGGAGGGGAGGGAGGCCAGTGTATTATTGATTGGATCCCTCCTCTGAAATAATTGGGCCGATTTTTGATGTACAAAGTTGTATTAAGGTAGGTAAGTTTGCATTAAGCTAAGGGAGGTAAGGGAGGTAAGGGAGGTGGGGTGGGGGCGGCCCCAGGAGGAGGATGGGTGGGCCGCAATCGCAGATGGAGTTAAAAGGATTTAGGGGAGCTGCGTTCCCCACCCCATAAGGATGATAGCATAAGGGAGGTGAGGGTGTCAAAAATATGGCACACTCTTCTCAAACTATGCTATACTGTGTGAAACGGAGGATGTATATGGCAGATAATGTAGATCCTAACACACCCAAAAGTCTTACAGTTGATAGGTTGCTTTATCATGGCACGGTGCTGCGCCTTGCTGCTCTTGGGAAGGCCCCCAAGGAAATAGCTGCCACCCTCGACGCTAGCGTTGAGAAAGTCAAAGCAGTGATGGCTTCGCCCCTCTTCAAGAGGGAATTATTGGCCCTGCAGGAGAGTATGACTGAAGGTATGTTGGATGTGAGGAAAGAGTTGGCTAATCTCGCTCCTATCGCTCTTAAGAAGAAAGAAGAAATCCTCCTCACCACACAATCCCAAGAGTTGGCGAATAAGGTCGCGGGGGATATCTTGGACAGGGCTGGTCATGGCGCTGTAATGCGGCAGAAGGTTGATGTGGGAGGTTCGGTGCAAGTTGACCATGTTCACATGACTGAGGCTGAATTGAGAAAAATGATCTTGGGTAGGGTTATGCGAAAAAAGGAGGAGGAAATGGCGAAGCAGAAGGCGTTGGAGGATGCGAACGCCATTGAGATAGTTATTCCCGAAGATAAACCTGAAACAGTGAAAAAAGATGTGATAGAGGGTACGATAGTTGAGTAACCTGCTCGATCTGGAAGAGCTTGAAACAGCCCTCGCCCGCATGTCAAAGGAAGAGTTATTTAAGCTGGTTAAGGCCACAGACGACCTCGCCAGCCGCACTGACACTAAATTCCATCTCTACGAACCTACAATCGTCGCCAAAGCCTACCATGCTTCCAACGCACGCTATCGCGCAGTCTTTGGGGCCAACCGCTCCAGCAAATCTTACTCTCACATCATGGATTACGCCATTCAATTCACAGGGGAAGTTCCCCCCGCCCTAGAAGGCACCATCCCCAAACACCGTCTGGACCAAACTCGTCGCCTCCGCTTTTGCATGATCGACCGCCCCAATTTCTTTGACAAGGTAATCTGGCCCCACATTCAACAACTCATCCCCTCAGATAAAATTAAAGCAGTTATCAAATTCCAAGGCCATGTTCAGTCCATTGAGAATGAGAAGGGTGGTTTCATCGAATTCATGTTCTACTCTCAGGATGATCAAAAATTCGCAGGCGCATCCCGCCACAGCATAGGATATGATGAAGAACCTCCAGAGGACATTCATAAAGAGAATAAAGCCCGCATCATTGACACCGCAGGTGAGATGACCTTCTCCCTCACCCCCATTAGCGGAGCTATGCAGCATCTCTACGACACCATCTACCTCAAACGAGGGCGTGAAGTTGAAAATGAATACGATTTCGTTGAAGACCCAACCACTGGACGCCTCATTGACATCCAGCATGTAGGCTATCGTGATATCATCATCCCCGAAGGTGAAAATGGCGTAGGTAACCCCCAAATCCACGTCTTCTTCCAATCTCTCATAGACAACCCCATTATCAGCAAGAAAGACGCCATTGAGATCCTCAACGACTATACCAGGGAAGAACGCATTGTTCGAGGTAAGGGTAAGTTCATCTTCCTCAGTGGTCTGGTCTACAAAGAATACTCTGATCATCGCCACCTAGTCCAGGGTGGCTCATGGTGGCACAGTGGTGAGAGCGTTTATGACTTCACCATCTACGTCGCCGTAGACCCCCATCCACGCACTCCTCATGCTGTCCTATTCCTCGCAGCCCAACGCGGGGGCCCTCTTTTCATCGTTGACGAACTTTTCATCCAAGCCTCTCCGGAAGAGCTGGCAGAGCGCATTAAGGAAAAACTCCGTGGCCGCATCCCAGAGATCATTCTAGTAGACCCTCTCGCATGGAGCCCCGATATTCTGGGTGGAGGGAGTGATTTCGCTACCGAATTTAACAAAGCCATGGTCCGCAATTGCATCATATGTCCTATAATTAAGGCCCCTAAAGACCCCACAAATGGTATAATCAGAACGCAAAAGCTCTTTGAACTTGATGAGCAAGAACGCCCGGGAATTTATGTAGCAGATAACTGCACCAGATTCCGCTACGAAATTGCCCACTTCGTTTGGGATGATTGGGTTAAATCTTCCAACAGAGGAGAAAAACAAACCCCAGTTGACAAGGATGACCATATGATGGAAAACTTATACCGTCTCATCCTCATCGACCCACAATGGAAGCGTGAGCGCATTCGCCAAGAAGACACAACAACCCAACGCATGTTGCGTAAAAAGACCAAAACCATCACCGTCGCTCGACTTGAGTAGGAGGATTATATGGGAGAGAAATTACCAATAAAGATCGAAGAACCAACCGTTGCTGAAAGTAAACGCGCTGGCATAGTTGCTACCAAAGATGGCACAATTCTTTCCAAAGAAGACATCATTAACGCCATTAACGCTCCTGAAACAGTAAATATTGCCTTCTATGTAGCTCAACAAGAATCTCCAATGTTTCCTTCCTACATAGGCAATGACAAGAAAACTGGGCCTGAGATCCTCAAAGAGATGGGTTCTGTGGTGGTGGAAGAATATAAACGCGATATGACGTCCAGGCAAGTGTGGGAAGAGCAAGTGGCTGAACAAGTACGCCATTTCACTCAATACGCCAACGCCTCTGACGAACAATCCGAGAATGGCTCTGTAATCGCCCTTCCCTTCATCACTATCGCATGCCTCCAATTTCACGCACGCGCCTACGAAGCCCTCATCCCTGCCAAAGACATAGTCAACACCGTTTTCACAGGCCACGAAGACCGCGATAAAGCTCAACGCGTCGGACATTATATGAACTACCTTCTCCGACATAAGATGGAAGAGTTTATCCCAGGTATGGATAGGTCCCTTATCCAACTCCCAGTACATGGATCTATCTTCCGCAAAACCTACTACAGCTCCACCTTGGGCAGAGTAGTTTCTGAATACTGCTCAGCTCGCGATGTAGTTGTCTCATATCACGCTAAAGATCTCGAATCCGCCTCACGCATCACCCACATCCTTTACCGCGATCAATACGAAATTAATCGTATGGTGAAAGCGAGACTCTATCTTCCCACAGCAGCCAATCTCGGCCCTGGCACCCAAACCAACACTTCTGTCATCAAGGACATTGGGGATGAAGTTTCTGGGGTTGAAGAACCTAACGAACCCTACAATCGTCCCAGATTAGTCCTCGAACAACATCGTTGGTGGGATCTTAACAATGATGGTATCCTCGAACCTTACGTTATCACAGTAGATCTGGAAACAGAACAAGTCTTCCGCATCACTTCCCGCCGAGCCTTTGACGCATTTGGGAAAGAAACTATTCTTGAATATTTCACCCATTATGATTTTATTCCCAACCCTGATGGTTTCTACGGCCTAGGCCTTGGCTCTCTCCTACGCGGCATCAACTACGCCGCCAACAGGATGATGCGGGATGTAGTAGATGCAACCACCCTAGCCAACCAGCGTGGAGGCTTTTACTCTACTCGCGCAGGCATCGATCAAGGTAGCCTTGATCTTAAAATGGGAGTTTACCAACCTCTGGATGCTTGGGTAGATAACCTGCAAAACGCTTTTTATGACCATAAATTCGAAGGTCCCAGTCCCGCATCTTTCCAAATCTTGGGCATGCTCTTCGACTATGCTAAACAAGTATCCACAGTAAGCGAAGCCAGCACAGGTGTGATGCCATCCAGTGACACAGCACGAGGAGCAGTTCTCGCTGTGCTGGAAGAGAATCGCAAACTCTTCAGCGCCATTCATAAACGCACCCACGCCAACTTTGCTCGCGAACTTAAGAAAATCTATCGCCTTCTTTCCATTTTCATTAACAAGGAAGAATATGTGGCGATCCTTGGCGATTTTAGAGTGGGGCAAGACCCCAGGGTGTTGGAAATTTTGGGGCGCGATTTCTCCCCTAATATTGATGTAATTCCAGTCTCTGATCCTAACATCATTAGCCGGGCTGAACGCCTCACCAAAGCTCAAGCAGTCTACCAAGAAGTAATGAACAATCCCCACACACAAGCTAACCCTAACGTAGTTCAGAACGCTCGCAAACTCTTTTACGAAGCGATGGACGTAGCAAAGCAGGATCAGAACGCCCTCATCCAGCCCCCTCCCCCTCCACCAGACTTGGGGCCGCATGAAGAAAATGCCACTTTCCTACGCGAACAAAATGTAGAATCTCTCATCCATCAGGACCATGACGCTCATCTAGTCACACATCGTCAGTTCCTCGAACAATATGACTCAATCCTAACCCCCATTGGGAAGAAACTTTTAGAGCGCCACATCCTCAGCACTGAGGCAAACGCCTACCTACTAGCTACCATGCCTCCACAACAACGCAACCAAATCCTGGCCCAGCGCCAAGCAGCTCTCCAACGCCAAGCTGCCTCATCTCAAGCAGTCAATGCCACACCATGACAACACGCCCAGGTCTCGCTGCCCTACCCCAGAATGGGAGGCCAATTGGGATCATATAGACTGGGGACGTCCATGGGAGGATGCGTATGATGAAAGTAACGAAGGAAGAAGTACTGGAGTGGAACCACCATCCAGTCACACAAGCACTTCTGAAAAATTTAAAGCAGGATGGAAGTAAGCTAATGTTTGAAGCGAAAACTTCGGCATTAGTGGACGGAGACCGCCCACGCAGCCTACTTTTGATCTCTGAGGGCATCGAACGCGCCATCCATATCATACAAACTTTAGATTCCAATAAGGAGGTGTGTGAATGAGTACAATGTTATCTGATATCACCATTCTGGATAGTGAGAAGTTAGTTGCCAACTTTCCTTTCGAACCTACCTTCTCACGAATCTTCGTAATTCCCGCTACGGTAGAATTCACCAAAGGAGGTTTATACGTACCGGAAGAAGCTCGCCATGGGACACTCAAAACCAACATCGGCCTTGTAGTTGCAGTTGGTTCGGATGTAGGAGCAACTGAACCAGGTGAATATATTTACTATGGCAGATACGCTGCAGCAGACCTTGAAGTTGAAAATATTAAATACCAAATCATGAATGAGGCAGACATTCTTGGAGTGGTTAGAGAAGAATTTCTGCCTAAGCCCGTCTCTAAGAAAACTCTTACAGACGCATTAGGAGGTGACAAATAATGGCAGACAAGCAAGTATCTGACGAAGATCTAATCACTATGGATTTTGATGAAGCAATTAAACATGTTATGAAGCAGGTTGAGGATGATAAACCTGACAACCCTCCTGACACTCCACCTAAAGATGCTGATGATTCTGACAAACCCGACCTCACTGTAAATGACATTGAGTGGGTTGATGATGATGGGAAAGTACGAAAGCCTGGAAAGAAAGCTACTAAACGCTTTAACCAACTTTACGCTGCCGCAAAGGAAGGTGAACGCGCTAAAGCTGAGAATGAAACTTTAAAGCAAGAACTTAAACTTATGCAAGATGCTATTAAGGAGATGGCTGAACAGCAAACCGCCTTGACGAAGGTGTTGAAACAAGGCGCTGACCAAACCGCAAATGCCGCCATCGCACAAGAAAGGCGTGAGAAAGAAACTACATTAATCAATAAAATCACAGACTTGCGGGCACAGATTAAAGAAGCAGCCGCATCAGATGATCCTGACGCTCTGGCCACCCTCACTGAACAATTGGTGGATGCAAAGCTCGCAGTCCGCGCCTTTAGGGAAGAGATGAAGAATGCTTCTATTTCTGAAGAAGATCCCACCAAGACCGAACCCAAAGACCCCCAACTCGACACCGAAGCTCTTAAAGCCATCCAATCCTTCATCACCTCCACTGAATGGATTGGTGACGCAAATAACCCCACTGACCCACTCATGTATGACGCCGCAGTTGCATTGGATGTTAGACTCTCTAAATCTCCTGAATGGCAATCAAAACCCATCACAGAACGCCTTGCCTATGTGAAAAAAACTATCGAAAATCGTTTCAAATACTCCCCTGAAACTCGCGCCCCTGTGGATGGGGTAGAAGGTAACCGTCAAACTGGCTATGACTCAAGCGCTCCCGCAACCATAGGCGATTTCGAACGTAGCCTCATCAACCTCACCAACAGTTTCGGCTTTAAAATAACTGAGGAAGACTATCTAAAGTCCCTCAAAGAAGTACATTAACTTAAGTGTCAATAAGTTGACACATTAGAAAGGAGTATGTATAATGACTATGACAATAGATGAAGTGAATGCACAGAATCCCGCCCCCAAACCGAAACGGAGGCGCACAGCTAAAACAAAGGAAGCGGCATTAGAAGCAGCCACGAACGAATCGTGGGAACCAGTGTCCGCGCTGCATGTCCCAAAGGAGATTAAGGAAGATGCAGCACGCCGAGGCGTGGGCCTTAGATGGGTTGAAGAAGGCGAACAATTCGAACGTCGCTACAACGAAGGTTGGAGGCCCAACAAATATGAGGACACAGAATTAGTCCTACCTCGCTCCATTATTGATGGCGCGCAATCTGATGGCACGAAACGGTATCGTGGTTTGATATTGTGCGAAATGCCGTTGGCTCGGATCGAAGCGCGCAAGCGTTATTATGATAAGAAAACCGACCAACAAACCACTTCCATCCGAAGACGTGCAAAAAGAGGGGGGCTCGTAGAAGACGAGTTCCACCAAGAGCAAGATTAATAATGTAGAAAGGGGCAGGTTATGGCAAACGTTGACAATGTAATCGGTTTCCAAGCCTACCGACATCTGGCGGGCGGAGAGATCCGCACCAAAGAATTCACCCTCACCACAGGAGAGACTGTCTATAAAGGCGATCTTCTTAAGGTGGTAGCTGGTGGTACTGTTCAGGCAGCGGCTGCCGATGATGGTATTATCGTCATTGGCGTAGCTTCTCATTACGCTGACGACAGCGCCAGTGCTGGTGGGGTGAAGGTTGCAGTTTGGTGTGATCCTTACATCACCTTTAGGTGTCAGGCTGATACGGGCACAGCGCCCACGGCGGCAGACGTATTCAATACCGCAAATCACGTAGCTGGCTCAGGTTCGTCCACTACGAAAATCAGTGGTCACGAACTTGATGCTTCCGACATTGGTACTGGTGGCCAGTTGAAAATTCTGGGTAAGATTGATAAACCTGGAAATGATTGGGGTGAGCACGTAGAGCTTGAAGTGGTCATCGCCGAACACTTCTTCAACGCTGCGGTCGCTGGGGTATAAGAAAGGAGAAATAGCCAATGCTTAGTTCTGCTCAATTCCAAAAATTTCTCCGTGGATTTTACCCTATCTTCCATAGGCTCTATGGAGATTCTTACGAACGGTATCCTACTGAATACACTCAAGTATTTAACATTCAAAAGTCCAATAGCTACCAAGAACGTGACCACACTTTCAGCATGTTTGGTCTCGTGCCTGAGAAACCACGAGGCGATTCAGTAGCATATGACGAAGCGAATGACGGATACGACACTACCTACATTCACACCACGTATGGTCTTGGTTTCATTGTGGAACGTGAACTACTTGAGGATGATCAGTATCGCAAGTTTATGCAAATGCCTGGCGCACTTAGTAACTCTAACCGTGAGACGGAAGAGACTCTTGCAGCCAATCATCTCAATCGCGCATTTAACAACTCTTACACTGGCGGTGATGGGAAAGAGTTGTGTGCCACGGATCATCCGGTTTACGGCACCAGTGGCTCCGCCTGGAGTAACGAACTAGACACCGCTGCTGATCTTAACGCCGCGTCCCTCGAACAGGCGCTGATTGACATTAGCGAGTTTGTGAGTGATGAAGGTCTTAAGATGAATGCGCGGGCGAAGAAGCTCATTGTCCATCCCATGAATGATTGGAATGCACAGAAGCTTCTCAAGTCTGTTCAGGAACCTGGGACCAACAACAACGACATCAACCCCGCTGCCATGGGAGTGATCCCTGAAGGCCATATCGTCATGCACTACCTGACTGACCCGGATGCTTGGTTTATCCAAACTAACGTTCCGAATGGCCTTACGTGGTTCTGGCGACGTAAACCTGAATTCACTAGGGATAATGACTTCGACACTGAGAATGCCAAGTTCAAAACCACTTGGCGTGCAGCGAGTGGCTGGTCTGATCCTCGAGGAATTTTCGGATCTCCTGGAGCGTAAGCTTTATACAAATTAAGCTGGTGAGGGGGCTTTCCCCCTCACTGCTTTCATTTTAAGAATGGAGGTAGCTTATATGCCTTCAACCCGCATGCCGAATGGCGTATCTACTGCTGCAAAATTTAGCACTCTCTATGATATGGGGCAACCTGATCCTCCATTATCACCAATCTTCCTGACGATGAAGAACTCACCATTTCCTTTGGCATTAAAAATGGTGAAGCTGTCTCAAAAACTATGAGCATCGATTACATCTTCGTAGCGAAAGAGAGGTAAGATATGGCCGATACAGTCTCTACTAACAGTATAAGCACTGGAACTAAGACTGTTGTACGTCAGTTCACTAATATCTCAGATGGCACTGGTGAAACTGATGTTGTGAAGCTTGACATCTCTGGTTTGACTGGGCCGGACGGTACAAGCGCTCCTTCCAAAATTAAGATCCTCGAAGTTGAATGGGCCATTCAAGGATTCAATTACATCAAGCTATCCTATGATCGTGATACAGATGTGACAGCTTGTGTACTTCCTGCGGGAGCGGGGTATAAGAATTTTTCCCGCGTAGGTGGCATCCCTGACACTGGCTCTGGCGGAACTGGGGATCTTCTTCTAACCACTAATGGAGGTGCCGCGAACTCAACCTACGACATAACCGTTCGAATCCAACTGGAGGTTTAAGTTGGAACTCATTAGTCCTGATAGAGCCTCCCTACTGGGAAAGGGTGGGCGGCTTGGTGAGTTGGGTATAGCGCTGCCGCGTGGAAATGGATTTGGTATTGATTTAGTTCTGAAATCAACGCGCCCAGGTATATCGACCGAACGTGGGCCCGTTGAAACTTTTACCCGCTCAGGGAGTAAGACTGTTTGGGCGTGGGATTCGACCGTCGGGGAAAAACTAATCTCTGTCAGCACCGATGTTCCCGCGATAAGTGGGGGGCGGTGGACTGGCTCTGATTGGGCCTTTGACGACGGGTCAGGGACCCCTCTTCACCCAACCACAACTCTTCCTAATATAGGCACCGTACCTGCGGCATACTCCGCATGGCAGGTATCCACGGCGTATTCAATCGGCGACCTCATCATTTCCACCGACACCCTCAAGAGCGGCCTTCCCGGGAATGGATATTACTATGTGGCCACGAGTGGCGGAACAACGGGAGCAAGCGAGCCCACGTGGCCCACGACCATTGGGGGTACTGTGGCTGATAACGGCGTGACCTGGGAGTGCAAGGGTTATTACACTCATGCGGCGTATCATGCGGAGATGGGTATAACCAATAAGAACACCAACTACAATGCCAACCCTGATGCTCTGCTGACGGGCGTATCGGTTACCGGTGCGACCGCGATAACGCGACAAGCAGATTCAACCGATCTTGCCGCCGCTGGCCTTAGTTCGGTTTGCTCTGATGGTAACGTTTTTGAGTACATCAACGACACTGGCGCATCCCAAACCATCACTATCGGCGGGACTGTTGGCAACCTGAACGCGCATTCATTCGGGGTGTTTGCGCAAGTGAGCGGCGGGACCGTGACAATGCAACTCACCGGCGGCGCGACGACTGACATAACCACCACGGACTATTCCCTCACCAAGGCCGAAAACGTTACCCCGCTGGCGATTACTGATCAGCTTGAGTTCACCGTCCCGGATGGCGTCACGTTTCGGTGGGTGCTTAACCAACTGGAGGAGCATCCCTTTCTCACATCGCCCATCATAACGACAGGCGCGGCGGCATCCCACTCTGCTGATTCCCTGACTCACCCTAACGTGGTGCACAATCCGCAGGGGATGGCGTGGACGATGGGTGTGGCTAGTGGGGAATCGTCCAGCTCGATATATTTCATTTACAACGATTACGCTCCGCTATATGCCAGGTTTACCACCAACCAGATATTTATGGTTGATGGTACGAATGTGGTAACTGCCCCTACTACCAGCATAACGCTCACGGATTTATTCCGCGCCGCAGGGCGTTGGGGAGCGAGTGGGATGCAGGCGGCGGCAAACGGGTCCAGTGGAGTAGCAAAATCCTATGACGGCGCATTCGGAACAGGCATTCTCAGGGTGGGCTTCCAGATGTGCGGCCACATCTACGCCTACGCCCTCCTGAATCGCGACATGGGCCAGGCCGCCGCCGAGGCGATGACGAGGGAGAGTGATTGATGCGTCACACGCTCCTGTTCATGATGCTCGTCGGATGCGCCGCCCCTGTGGTGCAATCACCTGAGTGGTACGACCGTACCAAATGCGTGCGATACATAAGCGGACCTGCGGAGGTGGTGCGCTCGGTGTGTCAGGGGAAAGAGGCGTGCTACTACGAACCGAGAGACGGAGCGCCCGGGTTACTCCTGTGGCCGACCGGGGACAGGGAGAAATACCGACATGAAGCCATGCACGTTGTATATGGAGATTATCACTGATGGCTAATACGCTCGATTTCTTATTTTCAGGCTGTGTATGGAAAGATGATGAAACAACGAAAATACAAATTATAAACCAAAGCATCCCGACTTGTTACTGGCACAACAAACCGAAGGCTGGGGCAACCAAGACGCAGTGTCAAAAGATATCGCCGCCATGGCTGAAGTCGGTTTCTAAGTATACCATAAATCGACTTAAACATGAGGGAGATTCATTACATGAACAAACCACCCATTAAATGCCACACAGGTGCAGAGTGTGAACCCTTTGCACAACTTAAAGAAGATGTGAGGACGCTTATGAACAACTGGAAAATATTTAAATGGTTGGTGACACTTCTCCTCCCAGTTATCTGTGGACTACTCGCAGGCGGATTCGGCCTAGTCTGGTCTAAGGTAGAAGACAACCATAAAACAATGTCAATACAACATCGCGAAACACAAGCATTCATGCGTCAACAAATTCAAATCCAATCAGCCTTAGTGCAGAAAGTGGGAGGTTTATATGGAGACAAAGAACTCCCTGAACGTCACTAAATTCAACGACATCGTATCACACTGGCGTGGTATAATTAAGTGTAAGCGTGGTGTAGATAAATACGGTGTTCGCACACGCGCTGATGGTACTTGCAGTGCTTCATGGTACCTTGGGACGTGTGTAAAATGTGTGGAGGACCATTTTGAGAGAAACTCATAGACCAGGTTCCCAACGTTATATACCAGATGATCAATGGAAGGAATGTGATTATTGCGGGTTTGACTATCTTCAATCACAATTAATCCAAAATTGGGAAGGTTTCTGGCAATGTCCCAAATGCTATGACGAAAACCCAATCGTTCCAGGTTCTTCTACAATCTCAAATGCCACAAGCATTACAGTGACGCAATACCTGGCAGTTGATTGCAACTTGGCACCAGAGTTATGTGGCTTGATTGTTATGGAAGGCAGTCGTGCTGGTGAAACTGAAGAATTCATAGAGGTGGAATAATGGCCAATACGAAGATACGAGATCTGACAGAAGAAACTGCTCCAGCTTCAACTGATCTTATTGTAGTACAAGATCCTGCTGGCGGGGCGAATAGTACAATGCGTTCCACCATAGCGAATCTCTTTGGTAATGCTCCAGCAATCTCTTCTTCTGGTAATATCGCTTCCGCAGGAAACATTACTGCCACAGGGAATATCACTGCCTCAAACTATGTTAGAGGTGATGGCATGCCTAAGTGTTGTGTGAGGTTATCTGCCAATCAAACTGGGATAGTTACTGGAACGTGGACAAAAGTAGAGTTGAATTACAAAATCATAGATACGACAGATGATTTTGACCTTGTCACAAACTATCGCTATATTCCTTCAGTTGAAGGATATTACCTTATCGTAGGGAATGTATCCTACCTAGCAACTAATATCACTTCAGGTAACTTAGTATATTGTGGGCTTTATGTAAATGGTTCTATCAATATGCGAAGTGCTGTTCATACAAGTTCTGCAAACATCATCACTGCGTCTACCAGTAATATATATTACCTCTCTTCAGGTAATTATGTCGAACTTTACACATACCACACTATGGGAGCAGATTGCACTTTGGTGGGAGGTGTGCGACACACATCCCTCATAGCAACCTTATTGGCGTAATGTTAATTAAAATAAATCCATTCGCCCTCATTAAAGCATTCCACTGGGCGAAAGATAAGATGGTGGAGGTACAAATGAAAAACCTCGCAGACAAATACATCACAGACCATTTCACCAAAGATGAGATGCGTTGCCGCTGTGGATGTGGGTATCTTGAGTGGGATGATGCCTTCATGTTTAAACTTGAAGAGGTGCGTCAAATTTTTGACAGACGCATGGATGTTAGTTCGGGCAGCAGATGCCCTGCCCACAATGCTGCAATTGGCGGCGTTCCTGACTCAGAACACATTGACGGTGCTGCAGTAGACATTCCTATCACACACAGCCAAGATCGTTATGATTTAATCGCTGCCGCCCTTAAGGCAGGCATAACTCGCATCGGTGTCTCAGATAAATTCATCCATCTGGGAGGTGGTGCAAATAAACCACAACATGTGTTGTGGACTTACTAAAGGAGGGTATTATGGGACTGAAAGCAATCTTGGGAGCAAAATTGATGGGCTGGGCGTTGGCTTCTGCAATGGACGCCCTCAAAGAACTAATCACCAGGGAGAATTATGTAGCTCTTGTGGATGGGATTTTCGATTTCATTGAAGATTACGTTCAGCAAACTGATAATACCATTGATGATGTTGTAGTTCTTCCTGTTATTCAGCGCCTTCGAGTGATTATGGAAATCCCGGATAATGACAATATAGTGATCAATATAGAGAATGGTGCGGTAGAGTCTGCCTATAATGATGTTAAAGTAGAGGAGATTGGCGATGATGCGTAAGCTCATACTCGCAAGCTTGCTAATCTTCACCCCTATCAATGTAACAGCGATGGAGTTGAATGGAAGCGCAACTGTATGGAGTCCAGAAAAACTTGTTCGCTTCAATGACATTCAAATCTTCATCAACGATGGTGGAACAGGTCTCCTCACAACCATGCAGGATACAATGCGCGTTCCCTTTATCTGGGCACGCATTGGTAATGACTACACCATGGACTTTGGTGGAACTGTCCTTCGTATTCGCAAAGATGGCTCTACCTTTCGCGTTGTCAGTGGGGAAATTGAAATGTGCCTTACTGGGCCGGATGAATGTCCTGAAGCAGAACCTTGTCCAGGTTGCCCAGACACCCAAATCTTCATTGATGAAATCCGCTTTCTCACTGACCAACTTAGGCAATGCTACACTGACCTAAGCAATATCCAACAAGTAATAGGGCGATAGGAGAATAAGAGATGGCCACACCATCAGGAAATAGAACATGGGACCAAACGCGAAATGAATTAATCAGTGCTGCATTAAGGAAGCTTGGTGTATTGGATCAAGGTGAATCTGTCACTGCCGGCAGTGATATGGAATCTGAAGCTGTGATTGCCTTAAACACTCTCGTTAAAAGCTGGCACACTCGTGGCCTCAGATTATGGACACAAACCCAATACACCCAAACCATGACAGCTTCCACAATTTCTTACACCTTAAGCACTGATATTTTGAGCGTTGAATCAGCCGGAATCTTTTTGCGTCGTAGTGGCAGTAATGGAGATGATCCCATTACTCTGATCTCACTCAGTGAATATGATGAGATAGCAGATAAGAGTTCAACAGGCCAGCCACTGAAAATCGCAATAGATTACCAACTTGCTTCTACTACGATGTATGTGTGGCCATCTCCTCACAATTCCACTGATACTATTTACTTTCGTGGGATCAGGAAACTGCAAGATTTCACTGCAAGTGGCGATGGGCCAGATACCCCTCCAAGGTGGTATAAGGCGCTAGTATATGGATTGGCTGCTGACCTTGCTTTAGAATACCACCGAGGCGACTTACTTAAAGCCCTTACCATCACAGCAGACAAGGAATTCAACTATGCGAAAGGCTTTGATAATATCCAAGCCAATAGCGCTCCCCTCAACATTCGCCCCGCTCGCACAGGAAGGAGGCGTGTATAATGCCACGTGCTCAACTTCCCTTCCATGAACAAGCATACTTTACTGCAGTTGGGGAGGAAGCTACAAACCTTAACGTTGCACAAAGTGATGTGATTTGTGACGATCTCAACACCCTTATCACAAGGCCGCAATTAATACCTTATTTTGATGGCACTTTATACCCCATTCTCCCATCTGCAAATATTACAGAAATTGGTAGTATTGATATGTGGGATATAGATACACTTGTGGTAACAGCTTGGGACGGTGCTCTTGGCCAATATCGTATATATGTTGGTGATATTTTTGGATGGACAGAATACACAGGTCATACTGCTCTTGCATATCAGTCTTATATATCTTCAACTATCTATAAAACACAAAATGGAGAGCGGTTTTGTTTATTTTGCAATGGCGCAGATGTAGCTTATATAAGAGAAAGTGCTGTTGGTACATCGTATGACTTAACCCTTCCCGTCCCAACAGCTACATTTGTTCCTAAACATCTTGAATCTCTTGATGATTATGTATTGATGTCTGGTTATATTCCTGCGGGTGGTGGTGGGTATAAGAGGTATGTTGTATACCGAAGCGATTTCGATGCCCCAACCACATTTAACGCATTGAATTTCTTTGCCCCACGCGCCAGCTCAGATAACATACAAATAATCAAAAAACTCAATAGGGATTTATATATTTTTGGTGCTGAATCCATCGAGATTTGGCGAAATGATGGATCAACTCCATTTAGTCGAATTGGTAATGGTGTATTACCTTATGGTTGTGAAAGTGGGAAGTCTGTTGTTCGATATAAAGAGGCTTTTATATTTTTAGATAGATATAATAGAGTTGTTTTATTGTCGGGCCGTCAGATTCAACCACTAAGTCAACCTATTACGGATCAATTAGAAAGTGTTTCCAATTTATATGGTTCTGCCCACATATTAAGGCTCCAATATGGTGATTATTACTATATTAACGTTTTGGATTCTACATTCGTTTTCGACTTAAATCGAAATCGTTGGTTTAAGTGGGGGTATTGGGATTCTGGAAACCCATCTGCCACAATACCAACTGCCGGAAATGAATGGAATGATGATGCATTATCAGCATTTCCTATGACAGCTGTTGCAGTTGCTTCTTATACTTCAACCACCTATATTGGCACAAATTTAGGGCGAACCATATACGCTATGCTATCTAATTTTTCACCACAATACGACTTTATCGATCCTGATATTAAGGACGATAGTATGCCAATTCGATTCTATCTTAGAACTGGATGGATTGATCATGGCACTCGTGGATGGAAAATTTCAGAGCGGATTATGTTTAAATTTCGTCGTGGAGATGGCATTCACGATGCTACAAGTACTTCTCCAAAAGTTTATATAAGATGGCGTGATAATGATGGAGATGCTAGTGCTTGGAAAAATTGGCACACATTAGATCTTGGCGCTTCTGGTGATGGCGAATTTGTACTAAAGATTCAACGTCCTGGGAGATACAGAGCCAGGCAATATGAAATGTACAGCACTGACAATGCTCGTATATATTTTATAAGTGCTGAGGAAGATTATGAGGTGATAGGTTAATGGCTATCGAACGTTTAAGGATGCCACCAGATGTAAATGATTTGCGAGATGTTATTGAGTGGAATGATGACCTACATCGCATCCTCACTGTTGAAACCGCCTATGGTGAGTTGTGGCATAACACATCTGAACATGGCGGGAATATAGTTATCACAATGGCCGCAGCAAATACTTGGTACGCTATTACTGGGTTTGGTGCTGATGGGGAAAGTGGGAGGTTTGTACGCCCAGAATCTACTTCCAATGAAGGCGTTATTACATTAGACCGCGCTAATGGAGTGATGAGAGTTGATGCTAATGGAGCTGGGGTGTATTTATTTAATGCACAACTTTCTATTTCTCTAACTGCATCAGGTGTCAATATTTATATTGCTGCATCAGTGAATGGAACTCCTTCAACAAAAGTTTTTGCTGGTCAATATTTTCCTACTACTACCCGGCCCACAACCATCTCTTTAACTGGTATACTAGAACTAGATAATGAAAGTAATGTAGATGCTACAAATGGCGATACAGTGGGTGTCATGATTATGACAGATAATGCAAGCGTGCCATGGGATAGTAAAATTCATTACGCTAATGTAAATATCCATAGCTTGAGATGGATTTAGGAGGTATGTTATGAGACTTGATCCTGTACAGATTGGGTTTGGATATGATGAAAGTTTGATTGGGAAAAAAATTTATGGGGTTGCACCACTTGTGGTCGCAGCAGGTACGATGGCAGGAGGAAGTATACTTTCTCAAGCTATCTCCAGCTCCGGCACTGAGGCAGAAGTTGATGCTGAACTTAACTTAGCCCAACTCACCAACCTCCCCGCTTACATCGAACAACAAACTGCTCAAGGTAAGCAAGATCTTGCTACTTTAGTGGGTGGGTACAATCAATATATGCAAGATGCAGTCAACCAATCTCTTGGTCTTATTTCCGCTGGTACTGAAACTGGAACAAATCAACTCTTACAAGCGCAAGACCAAGCTTTAGCCCTTCTTCAAGGCACCTATTCCCAAGGAATGGCTGACATAAATTCATTTATGGATGCCAGTTTAGCGGATCTTCAACCTTATATTGCTGGGGGCGCAACTGGGGTTGATGCGTTAACTGGCCTACTTCAAGACACATCTAACCCATTAACCTCTCAAGCTTTCCAATATCAACTCCAAGAGAATCAAAAAGCCCTTAATCAACAACTTTCCGCAATGGGGTTGACTGGAGGCGGGGCTGCAATTCAAGCTCATGCAGATTTGGTTCAAAGCTTAAGTGCGGCTGAAATTCAACGTGCCCAGGAAATTCAACTGCAAGCTGCGAATACGTTAGTTGGGGCAGGTGTGCAAGCTGCGGGGATTGGAGGTCAGTTAGCGGCAACGCAAGCTTCTGCCGCAGGATCTCTTGCAGGTCAGTTGGGTGTGGCTGGGGCAAATATCTATTCGCAAACTGGCGCTAATTTAGCCAACCTTAATACTGCCGCATTTGAAGCTGCTTCAGGAGCAGTGGAAACTGGGATGCAAGGTACTACTACATTCGCATCCACCCTCACTCCCACGCTTGCCGCAATTAACACTCAAGCTACTAATATTGGTTCGCAGGCTTTCCTTAGCCCCATCACATTGAATGCAGCTTCCGCATTACCTGGGTTTATTAATGCGAATCAAGGTCAGTCGCCAATATTACCCAGTAATACTCAACCTATTCCAACATCATACGAGTACGCAAATACATATCCTAACGTTTCCACATTCGGTGGAGTACCACTCCCTCTGAACGAATCACCGTTAGAATAAGGAGATTTCAGATGACGAAAATTGATTTTGGGAAAGTTATCCAAGATACATATATGGGTCTGTCCCTTTTACAAAAATTTCAAGAGATGGAAGATCAGGAAGCTGAACGTAAGATAGAAACAAGGTTGGCGAAGAGGGAAGCTGGGCTTACTTTAGAGGATGGTGGGGCAGCTCAACCCACTTCACCCAGCGGAGCGATCTTACCATCTCCCTTAGAAAAACCTGGTGGAATACTTACCTTACCCAATCCTTCAGACATTCCTGCTGAAGTAGCTGCTGTAACTATAGCTGAAGGCGCTCCCCATTTAGCGAATAAGATAATTAATAAAGAACTCGCTACATTTCAGGAAGTGCAAAAACTTAAAGCTACTGTACTTCAAACCCAACGCGCTGAAGCCGATCGCCTTCTCACATCAGCTAAAGAACAATTTCGCCGGGGAGAAATTGAAAATGGAGTGATGGATTACAATAAGCAAGCAGAGTTGAAAGGCCAACCTGGCATTCGTGCTACTGGCATTGCTGATGATTTGGGAAGAGAATTGTTTATTTCAAACAAACCTTTCAGCGATGGTAGTATTGCATTCTCAGTTTATAATTCTGATAGTAATATGCTTGAACGCGCTTTCTATCCTAAAGGGATGAAACCCGGATCTGTTGATGAAGTTCAAACTACCTTTAATGAGCAGCAGGCTTTGGTAGAGCAAATTGCGCGACAAAAATTAACTGATCCTACGAAAAAAATAGATGCGGCAACGAGGAAAGAGTTGACTAAAGAATTGCAAGATATTGCTCGTAGGAATCATGAAGCATATCAGGAGGGGCAGATAGATAAAGCTATCAAACTTGAGAAGCGTAAGATTAGTGAAACTGCTGATGTCAAAGCAGAGGCGGCTAAGAAGAGAACGCAAGCAGAGGAAGAAGCAAGATGGCCATTTACAGAGAAGGAAATCGAGACGCGAATTAAGAAAGCGGCTGAAGAACGAGGTGAGGATGTGAATGCAAAATTCCTTCGTAATCTAGCTTCACAGGTGGGAAGGAGTGTTGGGACAAATGTTGTCTTCGCTGGTATGCCAAAAGCAAAACGTGACACTATAATCACCGACATCATCAACACAGGACTAGATGTATATAAGCGCCAACGTGAACTTTATGAAAGAGGTGGTTTGGATGCGTTAGGTACTCCAATGCATGGTGAGGGTGATGGGGGAGCTAGCGGTGGTGAAGGTGGCACGCCATCA